CTGGACGATCCCGCGGACCGCTCTGGCTCGCCACGGCTTGCCTTGCCGCGTGACCTCGCCCTCATGGTTGAGCTGGCGCGCGATCTCACCCGGACTCTCACCGCGCTCGATGGCCTCCATCACGCGGAGGATGAGCGGAGCCCGCCTCGGATCCAACTCGCGCCGGTAGACGATCCGCCCGTCGCGCTCGGTCCGTGGCTTGCCGTCGACCATCTCCGGGACGCGGCGGTACCCGTCGTTGACGGGACCACCGACGGCTTTCCCCTGATCGAACCGGCGGCGCTTTCCGGAGCGGGTCGCGGCGCTCTTGCGCTTGGAGTCCTCGTGGTTGCGCTCACCGATCAGGACGGCCCGTACCACGTCCTCAAGGTTGCTGTCGTCCTGGACGGAGCGGAGCCGCACGTTCGCGCGCCGCATCGCGAAGTAGACCTCCGCGAGGTGGTCAGCGCCAAGGCCGTCGCCGCGGGCTAGCCGGTCTGAGTGCTGAACCCATAGCTCGGCGGCCCCGTGCTCCGCGGCTGCCGCTACGGCTGCGCGCTTGGCGCGCTCAAGGCCAGGCCCGCGGTTGCCGTGGTACGCGCTCGCGGCCTCGTCCCAGAACTGCGCGATCACGGCGCGCTCTTCGCGCTCGCACGCGTCGCGACAATCAGCTAGCTGCGTGGGGATGGAACCGTGAATGTCCTCAGTGGACTTCGCGCCGTAGACGACGGCGGCGGCTCGTTCCGGTACTACGTGGTGGGGTAATCTGGTTCCCATCTCGCTCCTCAGTAGCGAGGTTTCGCGCGCCGTCCGCTACCAACGGGCGGCGCGCCTTCGTTCGGGAGGGTAGATCGCCTCAGCACCCGAAGCCACAAGGCTCACGTCTTGACGGTCCCGGAGCGTTGGATAAGCCCGCTGTGCGCGAGCGATTCCACGGCGCGCGGAGAGATGCGCGGAGCCCGGGACGGAGAGGCGAAGGACACCAGCGGCACGCTTGTCACGAGGTCGTCGGCGCCGAGTTCCCGCGTCGGTCCCTGGACGGCGAGAAGAATCGCCTGCCAGGACGTGGCGGCCGCGAGCGCGGCGGCTTGGGAGTCCGCGAGCGCGTCCATGTCGAGCCCACGTTGACCAAGGACCAACTCCACGTCGCTGGATGCGCGCTCGATCAGCCGCTCAAGCGCGCCGTCGTCCGCGGGGAGCTTGCGGATCGAGAGGTCGTCCGCGAGCGCGCGGACCTTCTCGACGGTGGCGTACGCGGTCACCGCGCGGTCCTCGCGCTCGGCGCCGTCTTGCGCGTGGGGAGGCGGTCGTAGCGGAGCTTCTTGCCGCCGGGCGTCTTGTGCGCGACGGAGTGCGCCCACGGCTGATCGGTCGCGAAGGCGAATCGCCACTGGGCCTTGGAGACGAAGCCGTGCCGTGGCGGTGCGCCCTTGCGCGCCAGCCGCTTGCCGGGCGTGGCTCGGGCCGCGGGCGCCGGGACCGTCGAGCGTGCCTGTCCGCGGAGCGGCCGGGCGGGCATCCCGGGCTGCGGCGGGATGTGCCAGCGGCTGAACGGGATGGGCTCGCGCTTCGGTGGCCGGGAGCGCTGCGGGACCGCCCTGGTTGGCTGTGAAGGGGTGCCCCGTCCGGCCGTCGAGGGAACGGCCGGACGGGGCGTCGCCGCCCGCGCTGCGGCCACCGGATGAACGGCGGCGGCCGGTGCGCGGTGTGCTTGCGCGGCGGGCTGGGTGGCGCGGACCGCGGCGGGTCGCGCTCGGCTTGGGGCTCTGACCGCCCGCGTGACGGGCGGCTTGGCGGCGGAGTGGCTGCGCGGACCGGCGGCGCGTGGGCGCGCCGTGATCACGAGCGTGACGCCGGGGAGGCCGGGCGCCACGGGCGTGCCAGGCCGCGGCGCTCCGGCTCCGGCGGCCGCGCTTACAACGAGGCCAGCGGTGGCGGCGCGCGCCCCGGTGGACCGCTGCGGCGTTGCGCGCTGTGGCCGGCTGTTGGCCACGGTTAGGCGATGGCCGGGGCGTCGATGCCGGTGAGCTTGACGATGGACTGTGGGTGCGGGACGCCGAGCCCGAGGCGGTAGCGGCCGCGAGCCAAGATCGCATCTGACGAGAATTCCTGTGACCTGTCGATTTCCACGGTCACGGATCGGCGGAGGACGATCATCTGCTGTGAGGGGCTGTAGACCACCGCCTGGGTCTTCGGTGTGGTCGTCCCGGTGACCGGAATCCAGCCCGTCTCGAACACCGGCGGGATGCCCGCGGGCCGACCCACGTAGGCGTTGCTGCCCGTCGTGAGTTCCTTCTGAAGGTCCAGCACCGTCAACGGCCGCGGCCCAACCAAGACGACATATGGGCCAGGGACACGCGCCTCGACGAGGAGCCCGGCAGCCTTGATCACGTGGTCCCAACTGAGCGCGCCGTCCACGGCGATCGACTGCGTCCCGGTGACGTTGAGGAACCCCTTGAAGCCCTTGGCGTCGTTGCCCGCGACCAGCTCGCGGTCGCCCTTGAGGACCATCGCGATGTTGAGGTTGTCGTTGACCATCTGGAGGAGGTCGGGATCGCTGTCCTCGGCGGCCTCGGTGCTCATCCGGACCAGGGCCTTCAGCGCCTTGACCGGGACCTCGAAGTCGTCCAGGCCGGGATCGCTCGGCGTGATTTCCTCAAGCTCGTCGTAGAACGCGACCGTGACATCCCCGGTCAGGACGGGCCAGATGATCTTCCTCTTGTCCGTGGGGATGATCGGCACGCCGGAGGCCGCCACGACGCTGGCCTCCCGGAAGTGCTCGATCAGGACGGTCCGCAGGTCGTCGGGCTCGACGGGAGCGGCCGTGGCGTGCGTGAGGTCGCGCATCTCGCCCGGTGGGACGGACGCGATCGCGTCCAGGATGCGGGATTCGGGGGTGGCTGGGCTGCTGGCGGCGCGGTCCTCTACGCGGAGGCCGCCCGCCGGGGTTCCTTCGGGCACGTTGGCCTCCTGGGGCTTGGGGGGTGGGGCAGGTTCGGGCGCGGCGCGGTACTCCGCGGCCGCTGCGGTGTAGGCGGGCGTCGTGACCACGGCCACGTCTCGTAGCTCGGCGACCTCGTGGACGTGGCGGACGCGGCCGCGCCACTCGTCCCGCTTCACGATCATCCTCCAAGAGCCGCTGCGCAGGTCCTTGCGCATGACGGCCTCACGAACATCGGAGCGGGACTCCGGCAAGTCCACCGACCAGCGGAACTCCGTGGGGGTGTCCTCAACCGTGAGCGTGTCGGGGTGGCGGCCAATCGGCACGCCCGTGTGGTCGACGGTGGCGACGAGATCGTCCAGGCGCGCACCCGTGAGGCAGCCCGGCTCCATGACCTCCGTCCAGCCGCCGAGGTCCCGGGACTCGACCGCGTACGGAATGCGGCCGCGTAGGCGGCGGCCGTCGAGGACGGGGGCGGCGGCGTCCGGCGCGGCGCGCGTCTCAACGGTGCCGGGAATGGGTCGGTCAGGCATGGGTCATCGCCTCCTCGGCGGGCAGGTCTTCCAGGGCGCGCACCTCGTCGCGGCGCATCCATCCGGTGGTCGGGTTCAGCGCGGCCGTGTACGTCTCGGCGCGGGCCTTCGGATCGCCGCGCAGCAGCCCGTCAAGTTCGAAGGCGACGTAGGTCTCCGCGCCGGGGAACAGTTCGTCGTTGCCGCCGAGCGCTTGTTCGATGGCGACCAGCCAGGGTCGGAGCGCGAACGTCACGAACGCCCGGGCCTGCTCGGCCACCGTGGCGTAGGTCAGGCTGTCGCCGGAGGCCCCGCCGACCATCCAGGCGGGAACACCGAACAGTCGGCAGACCTCGCGCGTGCTGAACTCGCGCTGGCCTAGGAACTGTGCGTCCGCCAAGGGCATCTGGACCGGCGTGAAGCTGACCTCACTGGACAAGACGGCGAACCGCCCGCTGTTCCGGGAGCCCGCGTGTCGCGCGCTGAAGTTGCGCTCAAGGTTCTGCATGAGGTCGTCCTCGTCCGGGCCGCCGCCCTGGACCGTGAGGACGCCCGCCAGCCGTGCGCCGTTGGCCGCGCTGGCGCTGCCGTGCTCCGCGAGGGCGCGGCTGAGGCCCAGCGCCTCGCGCGCCTGGCTGACGGGGGAGAGGCCCATCACGCCGTCAAGGCTCATGTTCGCGCGGACGTGGATCACGTCGCGGTCGGTGACCGTCTGGATGGTCCCGTTCACGGTGATGTCGTAGAAGGGCACGCCGCCGATGACGCGGACCGCCACGGTCTCCGGGCTGATCAAGCCCAGCTGCTGCGGCTGGCCCTCGTCGTTGCGGAAGATGCCGATGAATGCGTTGCCGTATAGGACCAGCGTCAGGACGAGATGGCCGGTGAAACCGGCCTGTGTGACCGCGGGAGCCGGGCGGCGCAGGAGACGGTCCGTCGAGTCCCGCACGCGCTCCCGGCCGCCGGACGCGCCGCGCTGGTAGACGTGGACCGGGAGGCTGGCGGCAGAGTCGGCGAGCACGCGCACGCACGCCCAAGCGTCCGCGATGCTGAGCGCGTTGCGCGCCGTGACCGGCGGCCCGGCGCTCGTCTCGCCACCCCCGAAGAAGACAGCCGGGACCGTCTCGCGCGTCAGGGCGCGCGTCTCCCCGCGCCGGTCCGCGCGTCCAGCGTCAAGCGCCGCAACGCGGCTCTCGCGCTGCGTCAACGACTCCACGTCGGTCTTACCCTCGCATCGACCATGACCGGATCGTCCGCTGCTCCCGAGGCTGAAACCGCACGGATCCGCCCCGGGTACCGCGGTTTCCTAGGGTTCTGCGCGCTCGTCGGCGTTGAGCTTGCGCCGTTCCAGAAGGCCATCGCCAGGGCCGTCTTCGCGGACGATCGTGAGGTCGTCGCGGTCCTCCCGCGCGGCTCCGCCAAGAGCACGACAGCGGCGCTCCTGGCCGTCCACCACGTCATCAGCCACCCGGACCCGAGCGTCTACATCGGCGCCGGATCCCGCGATCAAGCGCGGATCATCGGCCGGATGGTCGAGCGGATCGCGCGGCACCCCGCGCTTGCAGACTCCGGGCTACAGGTCCGCCACGACGAGCTACGGACCGGGCTCCGCGAGACGGTCCTGCAAGTGGTCGCCAGCGAGGGCGGCCGCGCGCACGGCTGGGAGAGGCCCACGCTGATGATCGGTGATGAGGTCTGGGCGTGGCAGGAACGAGAGCCCACGCTGCTCGGCGCGATGCAGACATCCCTGATCAAGAACCCTCACGCCAAGCTGGTCCTCATCTCCACGTCGGCGGCCGGGCTGGACTCCCAACTTGGCCGCCTCCGAGCCCGCGCCCTCGCGCTCCCCAACATCAAGCGGACCGGCGCCCGGCTAGAGGCCCACGGGGACGGGCTGCGCTGGTTGGAGTGGAGCGTCCCGGACGACGCGAGCCTGGACGATCCCATCGCCGTGAAGGCCGCCAACCCCGCGCCGTGGATCACGAAGTCCGCGCTCAAGCTCCAACGCCTCCGCGTGACGGAGGTCGAGTTCGCTCAGTTTCACGCTTGTCGTTGGGGCGTAGGGGAGGGCGCGTGGCTGCCGCCCGGCGCCTGGGCCTCCTGCCTCGGGGACTGCGAGGCGTGGCGGGAGGACTGCTGGCTAGGTGTGGACATCGGCGGGACCCGCGCCGCCAGCGCCGTGATCGGCGTGACCGCTGATCTCCGCATCTGTGAGGTGCACATATACTCCACGGCAATGACAGCGTGCTCCGCGTCACGGGGATCATCGAGGAGAAGCGGAGCGCCGGCGGATCCGTGAGTGCGCGTACGACCCGTGGAGGTTCCAGTCCGAGGGCCTGCGCCTGGAGCGCGATCACGGCCTACAGATGGTCGACTTCCCACAGAGCCACGCCGATGGTCGTAGCCTCGGAGGGCCTACACAAGGCCATCGTTGAGCGCCGCCTCACCCACCCCGGCGACCCCGACCTCGACCGTCACATCCACAGCGCCGTGGCCCGGAAGACCGGCCGCGGATGGCGCCTGGACAAGACCCGCCGGTCCGCCCAGATCGACGGCGTGATCGCGCTCGCGATGGCCGTGGAGCGCGCCACGACACCGGCGCCGCCGCGCGCTCGGCTGCTGGGGTTCGTCTAGGCCGTCCGACTCCCCGCAGATACTGGGGACCATGGATCCCACGGTCGCAGGCGCGCTCATCGGTCTCCGAGGAGCCGCCGTGGCCGCGGTGACGGCTCTGGCGACTCAGTACCTCGCTGGTCGGCGGGAGGATCAGCGGGCAGCGCTACTGACGGCCCGGGACGAGCAGCGCATCGAACAGCAGTTGCGGCACGAGAGGCGCCTGAGGGAGGACGACGCGGCGCGCCACGTTCTTGACGATGCGCTCGCGGCCGCACACGGCGCGATCGATGCCGCCGAGGAGTACAAGAGGATCGTTGAGGCGGGGGCCGCGCTCGCAGAGAACCCCCAGTACATCGAAACTAAATTCGGGCAACAGCTAGTAGAGGCCGTCATGCGCGCGGGGTCGGACTACCTCCCATCAACAAATCGGCTAGCGCTGATCCGGAGCCGAGTTATGATCCAGTTCGGCACCGGCCATGACCTCACGGTGGCCTGGCTATACCTGGAGCGGGCGATCCTCCCGCTTGCGCTCAATCGGCCGTCGGTCCCCGAGGTCACTGACATCGCGAACGATCGGATGGTGACGTTCGCACAGCTCGCGCACGAGTGGTCCTCCCGGCCGCCGGACTAACAAGGGCGATTTTTAGAGAATGAGTAACAGGTACGCCGCCCCCTGCCCCGCGCATAAAAATCGGCCTGCGATCTGCTCATCCACTCTCGGATCTGGCGGGCCGCAGGGTTTCCCAGCGCTCGGTGGCGTCTCGGTCAGCGTCTCCCGGGCGCGGCGGGGTGGGTCCTAGGGATACGGGGGTTCGGCTGGGTGATGGCTCTCGCTGCGGCGGAGCGCTTTGGCCTCGCGCGGCATCTCGGAGTGTTACAACAATCCGCGGTTTAGTTGTAACCGCTGCGCCGCGTTAGACGGGCTCGCCCAGCGGGACGTTCAGCGTGATCGTGGTCCGGTGGTAATCGTCGTGGTAGATCGTGAGCGTGTGCTCGGCGTCCTGCGCGCTCGCGAACTTGTCCTCGTAGAGCAGAAGGCCGGTCTCGTCGAACCGGTGGACGGGGTGGCCCGTCTCCAAGCGGTAGAACGGCTGCCGGTCGTCATCGAGGTCCAGCGCCCGGCCGCGGAGCCACCCGTGCATGAAAACGAGGTACCGGCCCTGGTCGTCCTGGATGGTGACCGCGACGCTCTCGCCGTTCATGCGGTCCATCGCCGCGAGGACGCCCTGCCAGTCCACATCACGTCCGCTCATGTAGCCAGGGTATCCGGCGCTGCGGGCTAACTCATGATCCTGCGGAGCCGGTCAAGGCCCTGCATCAGGATCCGTGCTCTACTACGCTCGTACCGTGGCACTAGGCGACCGCAAGAAGGCGAAGGATGCCGGGATTCCTGTAGAGGAGTTCCGACTACGCCGGAGGGCTGAGGAAGAGGGCCGTACCTACGAGCAGATTTACGCGGAAGCGGTCAGGGACATAGTTCGGGACGCGCAAGACACTGCGCTTCGACTCGGCTGTAGCCCAACGCAATCTGTTCCGACATCCGGACCCGGTAGCCGGCTGCTACGACAGTACGCCGATGACGTTGGCATCACGGTAGAGGACCTGTTTACTCGATGGGACTTCTTGACCAGGAGGTGCGGGAGGGAAGTCGACGAAGTCGACGATGCGCGCCTTGGCCCATTGGCGTTTCGCTCGGGCGACCCACCGACGTTGCACGGACCATCCTCTTC